TATAGTCCTTTTGACGTAATGCATTCTAAAATTATGGCGCAACAGAACCGCGCTGAAAGATATGTGGACTATGAGCAAATGGAGTATATGCCAGAGATCGCTTCTGCCCTAGATATCTATGCAGATGAGATGACAACCCATTCAGCTTTGTCTCCAATGATGCATATTGATTGTCCAAACGAGGAAATTAAAGCAGTCTTATCTTCTTTATATGAGAATGTTTTAAACCTTGATCATAATTTGTTTGGCTGGTGTCGCTCGATGTGTAAGTTCGGTGACTTCATTTTGTACTTGGACATCGACGACCGCATCGGAATTAAAAATGTAGTTCCAGTACCATTAAGAGAAGTCGAAAGACTTGAGGGAGAAGATCCTACAAACCCAAATTACGTACAATATCAGTGGAACTCTGCTGGAATGACTTTTGAAAACTGGCAAGTAGCACATTTTAGAATTTTAGGTAATGATAAGTACACCCCATACGGTACATCGGTATTGGACGCAGGGAGAAGAATCTGGAGACAGCTTGTTTTAATGGAAGACGCGATGATGGCTTACCGTATTGTTAGATCTTCCGAAAGAAGGGTGTTTTACGTTGACGTTGGTAATATAGCACCACAAGACGTTGAGAATTTTGTACAAAAAACAATCACATCAATGAAAAGAAATCAGGTTGTAGATGCCCACACAGGGCGTGTAGACCTTAGATATAACCCTCTATCGGTAGAAGAAGATTATTTCATCCCAGTCAGAGGAGGCGAGTCATCAAAAATTGAAACTTTGGCAGGTGGCCAATTCACAGGAGACATTGATGATGTCAAGTATCTTAGAGACAAGCTTTTCTCCGCTTTGAAAATACCTGCTGCCTATTTGTCTAATGGTGAAGAAGGTGGGACAGAAGATAAAACAACTTTAGCTCAAAAAGATGTTAGGTTTGCTAGGACTATTCAAAGATTACAACGCTCAGTTGTCTCTGAATTGGAAAAAATTGGTATCATTCACCTATACACTTTAGGGTTCAGGGGAGACGATCTAGTTAGCTTTAGGTTAAAACTAAACAACCCTTCTAAAATTGCAGAACTTCAAGAGCTTGAACATTGGAAGCAAAAATTTGACATCGCAGGAGGCGCAACAGAGAACTTTTTCTCAAGAAGATGGATTGCTCAAAACATTTTTAGCCTTTCTGAAGAAGATTTTGTAAGAAATCAAAGAGAAATGTTCCATGATAGAAAATACGAAGCGGAGCTAAATGCCGCTGCCGAAGCAGCTGGTGAAGCAGCAGCTGGAGAATTTGGAGGAGACGCTGAAGGTGGATTAGATATTGATACACCAGTCGAAGACGACGGCGGCTTAGACCTTGATCTCGGAGCCGATGATGCTGACCTTGATATTGGAGAACCCGAAGAAGAATCGCCAGAATCTGAAGAGCCTTTGCTGGCCGCACCCGCTAGGAGAGATGATAGGGGCAGAAGAACTACTACTACTCCAAAGTCAAAAAGTCACTATACACCAAAAAAATATCGTGGTGGCGATAATAGAAGCGGAAGGCAGCAGAGCTACTTAGCATCTGCAATTCCAAAACCAAAAGATGTGATCCCCGGATCTTCAGATCTGAAGAGTTTATCTCGTGGTATTACAGAATCGCAGACTAATTATAAGAGACAAGAAAAAAGTATCTTTGATACAAATATAGAAATCAGTAAATTGATTTCAGATTTAGAAAGAACGGAGATTCGAATCGATGAAGATGAAACACAACAAGAAGCGTAATACGGCTTTTATTTATGAAGCAATTATTAGAGAACTTGCAAGATCAATTCATGAAGGCGACGATAAAAGAAAATCAAAGCTTATCAAGATTGTGAGAAAAAGCTTTCGCAGTAATACTTTGTTAGGAAAAGATTTAGAACTCTATAAATCAATATTAGAGACAAAAAATGTCGATAGATATACGGCAGAAAAAATTGTTTTTCAATCTAGAGTTCAAAAAAACACAATAAATCACAAAAAACTATTCGAAGACCAGAGCAGATTAATCGAAGAGATAAACAAAGAAATCTCACCAGATGTTTTTTCTAATTTTGTCCCAAATTATAAAGATTTGGCCACTGTATTCCAAATCTTTCATCCTAAGACTAAGACAAAAAACAGAGTTTTGTTAGAAAATACTATTATTGATAGAATGATTCTTGAAGAAAAAGCACAAGAAGGCTCAATGAAGCCTATTGATAACTTGACTTACAAAACATTTGTCAAAAAGTTCAACGAAAAGTATTCTTCTTCTCTTTTAGGTGAGCAGAAAGAACTTTTATCTAAGTTTATTGGCTCTTTTTCTGACAATGGGATCGACTTGAAGGTTTATTTGAATGAAGAGATCCCAAGACTCCTCCGAGTTATTGCTGAATCTAGAGAAATGAGCGAAATAAAAAATGATTCAGAAATGCTTAGAAAAACGAATGAAGTAATTTCTATATTAAAAGAGACTGCTGAAAAGAAAGTTGATCAAGAACTCGTACACGAAATTCTAAGAATTCAGAATCTCGCAAAGGAGCTTCAGTAATGCCAATTTCTTTAAAAATAATAGAAGACGATACACCCACAATTGTAAATTTAGAATTAAAAGCTAGAAAAACACTTGATGGGAACATTATGATCTTCGATCATCAAGAAATGGATATTGTCTTGATGCCCGAAAAGAACAAAATTGTAACATTTGCCAAAAATGATTTTTCTGAAATGGTATATGCCGCTCAGAATCGACTTTTTGAGTTTTTAAAGAGAAAAGGTGTTGTTGATTATGAATCAATACAAGGAGGTAGTGTGTATGGTTCTCTAGAGGGAAAAATTCCCACACCAAAGGATCAAGCGATTAATTCTATAGATTATGCAATTTATGGCGTTTACAAATTTTTAAAAGAAGAGAGACCATATTATAATTATCTGGATGATTATGAACAAATGTTGGATGATTATTTCACAAAACCCACACAGGAAGACTCTACAGAGTTGGGCGAAGTGCCACAAGCATCAGAGAAGGGATCAATTAAGCCGGGTTATAATTATGAGCCATATTGGATGAGTTATATGCTTGAAAGCAAAGAGAGGGAATAGTGTCTTTGTTATATTTTATCTTAGCGTCATATGGAATGACGCAGCTTCTCTGTTACGGAAGAATATTTCACAGAATCAGACCAAGAGGATATTTTTGGACTTGCCCTATGTGCATTGGTTTCTGGGTTGGGGTTTTTTTATGTGGCATTAATCCTTGGACAGAACTATTTATATTTGAACTTACACCTGTAAACTTTTTTGTTTGTGGTTGTGTCAGTTCTGGAACATCATACGTATTGAATATGATTTTTGCTGATTCGGGTATTAAACTCGACATAAAGGAAGGTAGACATGTTTAGAAGATGGATGCTAAGAGGCGTAAGGCGCTGCAAAAGCGGTTGTTGACTACTTTAAGAGGATTTAAGAAATGTCGAAAGTATTATTGAGAGAGTATTACGCTCTGTGCGAAGGCGGAGTTTGTAAGGATTTACTCACAGAAGCTGAAAAAAGAGATATCACTGAAAACGGTGCAATGTACCTTACTGGTTTGATGCAAGAGGCTGACAAGCCAAACGGTAATTCTAGGCGTTATCCTCGATCTATCATGGAGAGGGAAATAGCTAATTACAAAAAGCTTGTAAAAGAAAAGAGAGCACTGGGAGAGTTAGATCATCCAGATGACTCTGTTATTAATCTCAAAAATGCCTCTCATATGGTTACAAACATTTGGATGGACGGCAATAAAGTTATGGGAACTGTAAAAGTCCTTCCAACCCCATCCGGAGACATTTTAAGATCTTTGGTTGAGGGCGGTTGTCAACTTGGCATTTCTTCTCGCGGTCTTGGATCTGTTAGAGAAAGCATGGATGGCGGAGTCATCGTCGAAGACGATTTTCAGCTTATTTGTTTTGACTTTGTTTCAGAGCCTTCTACTCAGAATGCATTTATGCACCTTAAAGAAGGAAAACAGTACAGAGAGCCAAACATTTTTACTAAGGCAGACAAGATTAATCGCGCCTTAAATGACGTTTTGAGGAGAAAATGAAAAAAGATCAACTAAAAAAAGTTTTAAAGCCTTTAATTAAAGAGTGTATCAAAGAAGCAATCTTTGAAGAGGGTGTTTTATCTGGATTAATTAAGGAAGTAGCAGCTGGACTAGGCCCGCGAGACACAATTGTCGAATCAAAAGCCTTAGAAGAGAAAAAAGAGGCAGACTTCTACAGACAAAGAAACATAGAATTGCAAGAAGAAGCGAGACTTCAACTTGAGCAAAGAAAGAGAAACCTAGAGAGTACTCTCGGTACCGGATTTTCTGGTATTTTTGAAAACATAGAGCCAATTTCTGACGCAGGGTCTCCATCCGACAATCCGTCGTCTAATAGCCCTCTATCTGGCTATGCTTCAAATGATGCTGGTGTTGATATAAGCGGCCTTATAGCCATAGGCGGCGGTCACAATTGGAAAAAGATGATTTAACTGGAGTTTGATTATGGGCAAGAAAGCAGTAAATGTATCAGTGAAGCCTAGAGGCAACAAAGATACCGTACAAAGAATGATTAAAAGATTCATGAGAAAGTGTAAAAAAGAACGTGTTGTTGAACAATACCGCGAAAACACTTATTATGAAAAGCCTTCCGTCAAGAAAAGAGCAGCCGCTAAAAGAAGGCGAAGAGTTTTGGATAAGCTTAAAAATAAAAGAGCAGAATTCATAAAATTATAACTAATTATAATAAAAATGGAGCATTTATAAAATGTCAACTTATCAATATAAATCAGGCTTAGGGAGCGCAGCATCTTATC